ATTATTTGCAAGTATACCAAGTGCAATACCTGCATCTTTTGCATCAATCCCCAGACTTCTTGCAGCACCTCCAGCTCTTATATATCCTTCCATCAACTGCTCTGCTGTCTGGTTGGAAGAGTTCTGCGCCTTAGTTACAAGGTCAAGATATTCTGGCAATTCTGAAACTTCAAGTTTTAATGCACCCATGGAATCTGTAACAAGGTCACTGGTTCTTGCAAGGTCAAGATTCGTTGCTTCTGAAAGTTTAAGTACAGGCATAAGTGCAGAAGTGGATTCATTAACATCCCACCCAGCAAGTGCCATATAGCCAAGTGCTGCAGCACTTTCACTAGCAGTCTTAGTCGTAGCCATACCAGCGTCCCTTGCTGCTTTTTCCATCTGTTCATATTCAGTATTTGTAGCTCCTGCTGTAGCAGCTGTATTAGTAAGTTCCTGCTCAAAATCTGCATATTCTTCTACTGCACTGCTTATTGCACCTGTAATATTAACAGCTGCAAAGGCAGCAGTAATTAACCCTGCTGCCCTTTTTGCTGTAGAGGATATACCAGTAAGTGCATTTTCTGCGTTTTTAAGACTGGAATTATAACTTGGGTCTGTTTTAGCGCCAAGCAAAAATTCTAATGTATACTGTTTTCTTGATGCCATCAGCCCCCACCTCTTTTCCTGTAAACTTCTTTTATTTCATCTGCTGTTTTTAAAAGCATGTCTATTGGCATATTTTTAAAATAACTTATGCTGTTTTGGGTATAAGCAGATAACTGTATTGACAGTTTAGAAAATATTGAAGCCCAGTCAGTACCTGCGTTTATCCAAATAAAAAATAGCCATGCACCGCTCCCACAATTTCCAGCATATCCCTTATATTTAACATATTAAAGAACTCGGCTGGAAGATTTGTAACGTGCATAGCAACATGTTTACAATATGTTATATCAGTAAATTTATTAAGCGGACGGTGTCCAAGCTTTACAAGTATCCTGTCAAACCTTTCACCATCAACCGTTGTAAGGTCAAGAAGCCCTGATAAATCAATGGATTTAATTTTTTGCTTTTCTACACCATTGTCAAATTCATACTCTTTGAAAAAATTTACCAGTAACCTGTTTCCTTCTTCTTCATCTGTAGCATCTTCTTCATTGTCTGGAACTTCCCTCCCAGCACTTGCCACTTTGTCTGATTCAGCTTCAAGCTCCGCCTGGGCTGCCATTTCCTCATAATTAACTGTTTTTGTTTCTGTTATATCCATATTTTCTTTTTTATGCATAATAAAATCCTTCTTTCCCTTATGGTTAAATAAGTTCTTCAATATTGCTTACAACGTCTTCGCCATTAATTTTATATATACCATTGAACTTGTCTGCTTCTGTAAGAACATCATCCCCAAGCTGGTCTTTGTAGTATATAATTTCTTTTTTTATAGAAGCATTGCCAAGCCCACCCTTTACCAGCTTCCCATAGTTTACTTCTTTTGTGAAGCCTTTAATTGTTATAGTCCTGCCTGTATGCGCTCTGGTAAGGGCGTTTGTATTGATAGTTTCCTGTGCTGCTTTTAATATAAGTATTGAATTATCTTTTCTTGCAAGCTCAAGTCCTTCCTTAGAAATGGTACTGAATGGTATCTCTATTTGCGTACTTTTAATCTGTCCAGGTGATGGCGAATCAACTTCTCCAGCCATCCCTGATAAATTTAATGTTTCAGAAGCATATTCAAATGTTGGAAGTGTTATTTCACTTGTTACTGCAATTTTATGCTTTGAATCTACTATATCAATATACATATTAAACCTGTCTATTTTATCTGGTATAATAGGCATTATTCTTCACCTCCTGATAATGCTGCTTCAAGAATTGATGCATCATATTCAAATTCGTTTTCTATGTATTCCATAGGACTGTACGTTGCAAACCTGGTAGAAAACTTTACTTTACCATCAATTATTTTACTGATTGGATTTTTCTTTTTATCAAAAATAATCATTCCTCCAGCAATATGGTCTGGTGTAAGCGAGTTTAAAGTCATGTTAAATGAATCCACTATGCTTTGTATTTTCTTTTGTGTAGCATTGCGCCCAATATTAGAGAAACACTCTATTTTAAACCTGTTTTCCAGATAATTAAGCATTGCTACACTACTAGACCACCTGTCTATAGGGTCTGTTGACTTGGGATAAGCTGTAGAATTATTTCCCCAGGCTTTCCATGTTGGTATTCTTATTGCTGTGTATAATCCAACTGCGTTTAAATAATCATTTGCATCATCTTGTGTAATCCTTACAATTTTACCATCTGCTGTACATATGCCATCAATTAATAAATCATAGTTATCAATGGAATCTGATGGGACATCAGAATTATTTATTGCAACTGATTGCATAAGGGCAGCTGCAAAGCTTGAAAAAGCAAGTACCATGCCATCCGATTTAACCATAGGCCAGCAGGCGTCACACCACCTTGAATAAGGTACTTTATTTTCTCTTACGTCATTAATCTTCTGCAATGTATCTGCACCATTTTCTGTGCAGTCAACATCAAGGACAGCTTTCCCGTTATACATTCCATAAATGTTCTGGACTTTAGCTTCAAGAACTGTTGCGACTGCTGGGTCTGAACTAAATACTGGGGCAAGGACTATAGTGGGTACCAGTCCTGTTTCAGGGTAAACATCATTTATAACTTCAATGCCAGAACGTATCCCCTCCCTGTCAATGCCCCCAATAATATCATCTGCCCCTACACCATCAGGATTAAGCTTAGTATATGCAATATTTATTTTTGATGCTTCGTTTAAAGCACCATCATCCGTAAGTGCAATTAAGGGATATCCTTTTGAATTAAAAGAAATAACATAGTCCGTATCCTTTTGGTATTCAGTGCTTCCATCCGACACAACTACTTTATCAAGTAATACCCCTGTATCCTCTATAGTAACCATTTTTTTCTGTATCTGGTATTCCTCACCTGCAACTACCTCTGTATGTGCAGGATTGGATGGGTCAAGTACATTCACCACTATAATTGGAGAAACTGCATGTTTATCAAATGAAGCATATACGCTATGCATAATAGTATATTTCTCTATTTCGTCTGTAAATCCAAGATATGCCTCCACATCTCCCTTTTCTTCCAGTATAATAGGTTTATTAACTGCTTCACCTGGGTTGTCAAGGGTATTTACAGGTGCTGTTCCTATAACAAGCTGTATAATACTGGCACATGCATCTGGCTGTATGCTTTTCGTTTTTTTCCTGTTAGTTTCTATTCTGTGTTTATATCTGCTTCTCATTTACTCTCCTTTCCGTGAACTATGTACTATATATTTTTTGCCACATTCGCAAAAGAAGCAGCTAGTACAGAACCATCTATACTAAGCTGCTTCCTTGCATCAAATGCTTTTTCTACAGGCACAAGCAGACGGCTAAAGTTTTTATCCTCTTCTGCTCTTTTGGCTATCCTTTCAGGAATCCCATCCCTGAAAACAGTATTCTGTTTAATTAACCCTGGTATTGTTGGTCCGAAATACATAACCTGTTTCATATCAAATCCTCCAATCCTTCTTCAACTGGTAATGGCAGTTTCCAGTTAGTAATCAAATCGCCCTCATAATAAGGGTATGGGGCTTCTAAGTTTAAAGCTTTATATGCTTTCTTTTCCATCCTGCAATATCTATCAATAATGCCTTTGGTAATAAAATGCATATATATTTCATTCATAAGGTTTAATATATTTATATTACCTGCCCGTGTTCCATCCACATCCATAATGTTAATAGAAAAATGTATTTCTACATTCCATTCATCCATGCCATCTTCTTCCACAGTTTCTTCATCACCAGTCATAACAACAATGTAATTGCGTAAGTCTTCATCATCCTCGTCTTGCACCAGTGGTATATCATGCTCATATACAGTTATATCTTCAAATGCATTACCATAAAGGGCTTGCAGACCACCAGATGAAAGCATCTCCCTTACTTCTGCTGCAATAGTGCTTACAAGTATAACGTCTGTCATAAATACCTCACTTATTTAATATTAAACTTATTTCATGCCGAATACGTTTTGAAAGCGTTTCTTCGGTTTCTTTGCTAAATTTTTTAATTGTATCTGGATTCTGGATAATCTGTGTAAACGCCGGACCTGAAACACCTTCAATCTTATTAGAACCATCACTTACACGCCTGAATAATGCAATATTCCCACTTTTCTTTGCAATCTGTATAAAAGGTTTCCTTTTTCCTCCTAGTTCCTGCTTACCATGTTTTTTCATAACTTGTGCCTTGTATACTTTTACATTGGGGCGTCCTTCAAAATCAAACTGTATAATTTTGTCATATGGTGATAAGTTCCTGCTTTTTAAAGGCCAGTGTGCAAGGTTTTTATGGCTGTCTTTGTATGTTATTTTTGCATATGGCTTCCTGGCATATGCCTTTGTTATT